ATTGATTTATATGACGTTAAAATTTGTCTTGTTGATGTTGGTATTTCTGAAACATTTCCAACCATAAAATCGGCGCGGTTGTCGTAATACGTTGAAATTAATTGCAACATTGATTGTTTAATCAACGCGTCATTTATTCCCGCCGTTATATATGTTATTTTAACGCGTTCGCCCGGTCCTTGGTCTAATTCAATGGTTTCATTATCTAAACCCAAAACCTCATAATCAGTTGTTTCAGTTCCGTCAATGGTTATTTGCTCAACACTTGCAATTGGTCCAAATGGCACGTCAAAAATCCCGTTGGTTGCGTCTATATAGTACGTTCTATTTTTCGGCACTATGTCGCGCGAAATATAGTTTTCGCACCAAATGCGCGCTTGTGTAATCATAGCGGAAATAATATTGTCGTCGGCGCTTGTATCAATACGAACGTAATCCTTTACGTTTTGAGCCGTTAACAATTCATTTCCCGTTGTTGAATTAATCTTTATTTGTCGCATCGTCTTTTATTTCAATATATTCAACCTTTAATTCTTTGGTTTCGATTTTTTCTTTGTTTTGCTTTTTGCCTATTTTAGACGCTAAACCTTTGGCAATCCAATTTTTTGCGATGTGATCCGGCAAATCTATTTTGTCGCCTTCATCGTAACGTTTGCCACCTCGTAAAATTGATTGTTTGATTTTTAATTGCATAACCTTATTTTTTTTGTAAAGATAAAAAAAAAGCGCCACATGAATTTGTGACGCCTTTTCAGAAGAATGAAAACAATAATGAAAAACTTACATTGCTGCAAAGTTATTAAAATATTTTGAATATTTTTCTAAACCAACTGTAAATGATTGAATTTTGCCGTCGTTTTTAAAAATAAAAAAACCTTTGCGTTCTGCTGAATAGACCGCGAAAAAATCCACGTCCTTTTTTTTGTAACCGTTTTTTTTATGGTCAACCAAATTGATTCGGTTTCGCGTTCTATTGTATTCGTTAATACCTTTTATTTGTACTTTAAATAAACCCTTTGGCGAATCAACAATGCAATCATATATTGAAGTATGCAGCAAAGGGAATGAAACCAAAAAACCGTTTTCCATCGCCTTTGTGGCAAATAAATATTCAGCATAACAACCAAAAATGTTTGGATTCATAACGTAAAGTTATAAAAAAAAGCCGACCAAATTAATGACCGGCTTTTACTACAAACCAATAAAAACTAAATTATGACATTTAGTTGTCGTTTGCCAATACAACGCAAATTGATAAAATCAATAAAAATATCGCCGTTGGCAAGTCGTTAAAAAGCATTATTTGTCTAATGGCGAAACCGCCAAATGATAATGTTAAAAAAAACTTAATAAATCGCTGCTTCATAATGTTACATTCGATCAGCTAAATAGCAATTATAAGAACACAATCCCGCGTCCTCAAACATTGGTACACCACAAACGGCGCATTCGAATTCGGGTTCATCGCCCGGTATATAATTTAATCCCCACATAATTAAAAATTTTTGATGTCTATTTTATTTGTTAAATGATATATTTCGCGTTCTAAATAATCCAACGCCTTTTCTAAATCTTGAATTTCATTGTCCTTTCGTCCGGCGCGAACAACGTATTTTAAAACGTTTCCGCGGTTGAAGTTTAAGTCATAAGACGCAATAACGTCAATTAGGTCGTGTTTAAGACCGTTTTCGTAGTGTTTAGGTATATTGCTCATCTTTTTAAATTTAAGGCGTTTAAAAGGCTTGAAACCCACGAATCAATTTTGTTTTTGTCGCTATGCTTTCGCATTTCGTTTTGTGTGTACACGTTGACGCGGTTGCCGTCGTGTATGATAGTTAATCCTGTTTTTGTTTTCATTGTTCTAAAATTATGTCGCGCCGAAACGCGCCGGTTGATAATTATTTTACGTCAAATATTATTGAGTTGTTACTTCCATTTCTTAACCATTGGTTGCGTAATGCGATTTGAATTTGTGTTTCTGAAACTCCCCAATCGGATTTAAGTTTGTTGAAATCTACTTTTGTTATTTCAATAAAACACGTTCCGTTTGAAACAACGTTGAAAGAACTTGGAACAGACGTAAACACGCCATTGTCAATGTCTTGTTGTTTAGTTGAACCAACTTCTAAAAAAGTTTCTCCGTTTGAATCCATAAATGATTGAATAAATAAATTTTTCATAATGTTTAATTTTATTGGTTTTGTTTGATACAAATATATAACACATTTTAGAATTAAAAAAATATTTTCAGTTTTTTTTAAAGTTTTTTTTTGTTTTTTTTGAGTTCTTATCTGTTGGACGCCTAAAAATAAAGCATAAAAAAAGGCCTAAAAATTAATTTAGACCTTTAATTGTTGGTTAGTTAACCTTTATTATGGTGTTTCAAGCGCTGCTTTTGCAGTTGCGAAGTCACCCGTTACAAACGCATTTGGTAAGTAGTTTGTTAAAGCTACTCTCTCGCTTACTCTTACAGTAACGAATCCATCACGAACGTTTGTTCCGTCCTCTCTGAAGAACTCAACGTTGATTCCATCACGAACCCAAAGTTGTGTTCCAACGCCAAAGTTTCCAATAAGGAAATCGCCCGCAGGTATTGCAGTATTTAGAACAACTTTCACGCCCATAAATACCGGCTGAAGACCGTTGTAAACTTGGTCTTTTAGGTAGTTATTTTGTGAATCTTTTAATAAAAGGATTTTGTGGAAATCTGAAGGGTTTAACAAAATACAATCAGCGTTGTAGTTAGCACCGGCCAATTGATTAAGCGCCGCAACAATTACGTCAAAGTCATTTGCGTTGTCAACAGAATCAGCTAAATCACCCGCAGCGAATGCAGTTGCATCAGTAATGATTCCGCTTAATTGCGCACCAGAACCCGTTCCACTTAAAATTTGTGTGTCCTCAACTTCAAGAAGTTTTTCCGGCGCACGCGCTGAAAGGTAAGAAGTCAATTGTGGTGTATCTGCCAACATTTCTTCAGAAATACGGAAATAAGTTCCGATTTTTCTAACATTAGCATCTGCCGCAGTCATATCGAAATCAGATTGTGTCAATGTAGCACCTTCAGCCGTTGCAGCAGCGCCGTTTGAATATCCGCTTTCTTTTACGAAACGTACAACATCACTTTGTGTTGAACCTTGTGCCAATAACTGACGAATATGCGTCGGTCTTGTTGGATCAAACTTGTAACCCGGTACTCTGTCCGCAGGAATTACTTCACCGGTAAAATCGGCGCCGGTAGTCATATCGGCCTTGATTTCAAATGATGCGCTTCTTGAATTTCCTTTTGCAAGGCTTTCAATTGCACCACCTTCAAATGCTTCGTTTAAAGCGCCTTTGAATGTCATTCTTTTTTTAGCGCTGAACATTTTTTTGTTAGATACTTCAATCGCATCTAATCTCTCGTTTAATTTAGTCGCCATTTCTGAAACTTCAGACTTAACGATTTCGTTTGCCTTAACAACAACGTTTTCAACAACTTCGTTGTTAGACTTTTCGATTTTTGAATCAATAGCATTATTGAATTGATCCAATTGGTTTTTTAAATTTTCTTCCATTTTTATTTTTTTAAGGAATTTATTAAATAATTGAACACTTCAGAATCATTGTTTTTTACCTCAACATTCGGCGAAGTGATTTCATCAATCGGCTTCGTGAACTCAATAAATAATGATTTAAGTTTTTGTATTTCGGCTTCAATGGCAAATCCCATTTCGTCCGATATTTCGCCTTTGCGAATTAATTTTGTTAGGTTGTCGTAACGCTTTGAAAGTTTTTCAACGTCAACGTTACCCTTTACGTCTAATATTTTGGCTTGGTCGTTTGCTGCTAATGTTACGGCGCTAATCTCGTACAGTTTAACTTCTGTTATTTCTCTATAATCGCCTTTATTGTTTTTTTGCATTGGCATAATACCTACTGAATTTTCAGTAATAACGCCCGATTTCATTAACTCGACAACGTCTTTTCCTAATTGTGTTTTAGCAATTTCCGCCACGAATACCAAACCTTTTTCGTCTTCATATAATTCAGTCATTTTTCCGATAGGTTGGTTCATATCGTGCTGATATAAATATTTAACACGTTCACCGTTTTCGGCAATAGTCTTTTTGTACGCGCCTTTCATAATCACGTCATTGTCGGAATCTTTATTCCCGAAATAACTGCCGTAACCTTTTATAATTCCGGCCTTTTCGTCCGCATCTATTAATTCGCCAACCGGCGCCGCTTTGTAAAGAATTGTATTCATAAGAAAAATTTTTGTAAATATACGATTTTTAAAAATTATTTAATCAACCACCGCCAACGCCTAATCCAATCATTGAAATATCGCCAATAGCTTGTGCGCCCTCTATTGGAAAATAAGCAACAGAACAACGGCAATTGATACATTCCGCAGCACCGCCCGCGGGATCGCCCGGAAACATCATTGGTTGACCGCCAACAATAAAAGTATTATTTGCCATTACAATTTGACCGTCGGCCTCTGAATGTGTGTCGCGCGTCCTATCGTCAAAACTTGCAATCCATTCCTTTTCCAATTGTTCAGGCGGAAAAATAGTTTGTGCGGCTTGCATTTGTGCAAAGTTAGCCGCCGCCGTTGCTTCAGTACGAACAACACGTTCGGCTTGCCATTGTGAATATCTATTAAATTGGTTTCGTAATATACGCCCACGTTCAACCGCGCCCAATGTCATAAATTCGGGATCGCGCATCAACCTTTGTGTTATTTCAATTAAAGTTTTAAGAGCCGTTCCGCTTACCAATGTGACACGTTCCGCGCCCATAGCTGAACCAAATGCGCCAAACGCATTACGCCAAATGTCATCGACTTCGGACGTGTCAACGGCTTTTTTTATAAATCTATTTATATTGTTGGCGTACCATTTAGCAAACCGCATTCCAATATCTGTATATAAATCACGATAAATTTTTAATAAATCTTTCTCGTTAAATAATAGTTGGAAATTGGTTTGACCGTCTGCAATAAACGATTCAATGCCTTTGTTGTATTCACGTTTATAAAAACGCTTTACAATGGCGATTTGTTTTTTTTCAGCGATGTCCAATTGCTTTTCAAACGCCGATTGCCATTTGTCCTTGTCTATTGCCAAACTAATCGTTTATTTGGTTCAGTTTTTTATTTACCCAATCACGCATTGCAGTTCCACCCCAAAGATTCCACGAAACAAAACCATTGTCGCGCCATGGTGTTTCCTTGTAACGGTCCGCGATTGTTTGATTGCCTTCGTGTCTTGCAAAAAATGATTTAATGCGGTTAAGCATTTCAACTGTTAATGGTTCGCGGTTTGCCAACATTGACGCACGACGCCACCCTGTTGGTGTTCCTGCGCGCACCTCATCACCGTATTTTTCTCGCCATTCTAACATTCGTTTAGCGTTATTTGTTGCGGTCTGCGGGTATGTTGTAAAGGTTTCGTTTTTTTCTGTTGGTTCGTCTTTGCTGCTCATTGGGTGACCTTCGGGCAATAAATCGGTGTCGTGTTTGCCGCTTCTGAATTTACCGTTCTTTAACGCATATAAGAATGAATTAACGCGAGCCATTGCCCATTGTTGCGGTGATGATACTGAAGGCCGTACACTTGACGGGTTTGTTCTATATGCACCAATGCCACGTTCGTAAACCTCAAACAATATTGAAACAGTTGTCCGTTTGTCTTTGTCGTCACCAACTTCGTCGTTGTGTTCGTCGATTTTATTTTGTAACGCTAATTTAAGGCGTTCCGAAATCTCTTTTTTTTTTGGGGTTTCGTCTTTGTTTAAAAACTTATTGACGTCAACGTCTATACTTTCAACGGGCATTTCAACGTCATTAGATTGCACCGGAATAAGATTCGCAGGAATATAATAATCATCTAATTGTGACGTTTCCTCATCTTTTCCGTAATTCATAGCCGCACGCTTTTCGTTTGGTGTGATCCACCACGCCTTTGACAATTGGTCCACGACTTTGTCGGTTTCTTCTTGTAACTCTGGAATAACTGAAAAATCAAATTCAATACAAAGTTTGTCACCGTATTTTGGCGCTAACCAACGATTTAATTCGTCTTTAATCTTTAACAGTTCGGGAATAACCGCGTTTTGATACAACGCCTTTTTAGCTTCCTTCATATTGTTATATGACGACGATTCGGTGTTGTTTAGTAGTTGAACCGGTACGTTGTAGATATTACATAAATCTTTAATACTCGCGTTGTATTGCTCAATCAATGAAACGTCCGCAGCATTTAACCCAAAGTTAACCCACGACAATTTTTTCGGTGTTATAATAACATCACCCGCATTGTCTGAACCTTGAAATTGTTTACGGAATTTATCTTTTAATTGTTGCGCTTGAACTTCATTGATGTCGCCTTCGTCACTCATTAACAGACCACGCGCCGTTTGGTTTTGTAAATACTTAACACCCGTTTGAACCGCTTCATTGTTTGTTGTTAATGAACGTAACCCCGCACGCAATGGCGATTGTCCGTATAAATGTGAACCCGTTCCATCATAATAAGGGTTAAAATCTTTTATGTGGCAAATTTCTTCAGCCGGTATTTCAAACGTTCCGTTGTATTCTATTTTGTATTTTGATACGGGTTTCATTATACCGCCGGAAACGATTTCCATAATCTGCGACGGCATCACATAAAGTTCAGTATATTTTCCAACATTGGCGCCGGTATCCGGTCCTATTCCGTAGATATAACGGTTTCCCGTTAATTTACCGAATGCGATTAATTCAGTTATCCAACTATTATATGATTGCGACGGATTTGGACGTTCCAATAATTTATGCAATTCGGTGTCTTGTAACTCAACCAACGAACGTTTTTGCAACATTGCCGCCTTGTGTATTGTCGCAGCGTCAAACGTTCCGGACGTCATGGCCTTATATCTTTTATAATCGTTTTCGTTTGTCTTTTCGTAAACTTGAAACGGAATTGTTGTCGCCGCTTTTGTAATTAAATTAACCAACGCGTAAATCGTTGAATTCTTTCTGTAACCCTCTGTAATATAGGAATCGTCATTTTCGGGATTCCAAACGATTGATTCGCCCAACCAATTATAAATTGCGTTGTTGTATTGTTGTGCGGTTTGTTGTGCGTTTTTTGAAATTATAGACTTAAAGCGGTCGAGTAATGATGCCATATTTTATTGATGTATAAAATTTTCGTAAAAATACAAAATTTAAAATTGTTTTTTAGACAACAAAAAATTCAGTTCGGTTTTTGTATTTAGAATAAACGGCGTAACGCAATGCGTCCATCAAATGGTTGTTGGCGTCAATAGGTTTATTTATAATCGTTTCGTCTTTTAATTGCTGCCAATAATACGAATGTTGTTCACGTTTTAGATTGTTTGATTCGTTACTAACAAACACTTCGTGTTCTTTTATTAAACTAATCCCGGCGTTTATTGAGCCTGCGCCCTTGACCGCACCTTTTGCTAATATACCCATTTGACGCAATTCGACGATGGATTTTGGTTCAGCGGAATCGCAGTAAGATAACACGTCCGCCTTGCCTATGTTTTTCAAGAAGTTTGCAATGTCGCGGTTTGTCATTCCTTTTTTATACATTAACTCATTGATATATATTTTATCTTTTATTTTGCCGACTTCTAAAATTGCTAATTCGTCATTAGTAAATCCAAAGTCAATGCCTATCACCGTTTCGTCAAACTCTGGAAATTCATCTAATGGAATATATTTCCAATTCGTAAAGATTTGACGGTTTGAAAATTGTGCGCGTTGGCCTTCACCGTATACGCGCCAATAATCCGGGTCACGTTCTTTAATGCGTTCGATTTCTTGAACCAATTCAGACGGTAGGAATTTATTGTCTTTGTACGTTGTAATAAATAAATCGCAATCATCGCGTTCAATTACTTCATTGTAAAGCCAATGTATTGGGTCCGATGGGTTGAAGTCAATAATCATTTCATCAATTGTTCGCATTGA